ATGCCACGGCTGCGGCAGTCACGTTCTGCAAGATGTTGGGGTCAAGACCTTGGGACAACTCAGTCACGCCTGTGCGCTTGGCCTGAACAGAGTCCAAGTATTGCAGCATTGGGAACGACTGATTCGCCATGTTCTGGACAGTAAGTTGCTGGACAGCGCCGGGAGTCTTCACACGAATAACGCCACCAGCGGTAGATGTCAGCAAATCGTCAAGGTTGACTTGGCCTTCAACAGCGGTGACTCGGCTGTTGTTGGTCAAATACATATTGTCCAGCATCTGACGGGTAACAGTTGTCTTAATCAGTTGCAAGTCAACAGTGCGGTCAGCCAACGAGTTACCAAAGAACTTGTGCGGGATTGGCAGAGGGCAAACAGAGTAGAACGGCACATAGTCCGTTTCTTCATCACTCAAGATGTCGTTGCCAGCGTAGAAGACTTGATGCAACTCAGCGATACCATCTTCATCGGCATCGTAGTAAATGTAGCATTCAAAGACTTCAACTTCTTGCATTGAAGAGTCGCTTGGCTCTGTGTCGTATGGCTGTTCACCGGGGGAGAATCGGGCCACACGTTCAGGCGTGTAAGCCAAAGCATCGCCTGTTGGCAAGCTGTTCACGATCTTATCGTCAAAGCCCATTGCGATCAGTTCGCTGCGGGTAATCATTCGGCGGTGTGCAACGAAAGGAGAGTCCTTCACAGTGCGACCAGCCTTTGCCATCAGGAACTCTTCAGGCGGAATGTTGGAAATCTTGACCTTGCCTGACTTTGCCACCTTCTTGATGGTGACATCATGGATGCCGTAAGTGGCAGCCGCACCCATCTCATCAAAGACAGGATTGCCCATTGGGTCAAGGATTTGATTGGTAACAGTGTCCTGCTCTACAACCTCAATGCTTTCATCTTGCAGAAGCATTGCCAACTCGTCATCAGACAGACCTTCATAAGTCTCTTTGGTAACGTCTTCCTTGTCTTCCCAGACAGCTTTGACAATTCCGTTCTTTTGCAGCAACGCATCAAAGAACCAGTCATGCATGATGATGACACCGGGATTGTCTTTGAGGAAGATGTGATTGAGGTAGTCTGTCGCTTGTTTGGCAGCAGCCTCATCGCCGGGGCCAACAGGGTCAGCCACCACGATCTGGTCAGAGCCGGTGAAGATGCGGATCAGTGCTGGCAAAGCGCCATCAATAGCTTCTGCAACTTCACCAGTAACGATTGAAGACTTGCCTTCTACTTCGTTTCCGTAGGGCTGACGCAAATAGGCTTGCAAAGCCTGTTTACGCATTTCAACTGTTTCGCTTTCAATGAATCCGATGGAGTCATCAATCGCGGCTTGAACCGCAGCTTTAAGTTCGTTCTGGCTCATCTTTGACCTTTGCTGGTCGCCCGACCTTTGGGCGTTCTGCCAATTGTAACTGCTTTACCACATTTTCAAGCATTTCCACCCGCTTTTCAAGCTCGTCAACCCGCTTGGCATTAGAAATATCACCTTGTCGCATCATAAACATTTAGACCACCCATTTTGGAGTTACGTTGATAGATTTGCCCCACCCGCCAGAAATGATGTCTGATTTCTGTTTTGCAAAGCGGCGCATCATGTAAGCGTAACGAGTTGCATCCATCAAGTCTTCCTTGACCTTGTAGATTTTCCCGTTTTCTTCCCTGTGATACTGGATGAATTCTTCAAACCAGTCTCTCAATCCAGCAAACACCTTGAATCGACCTGTGACCATCAGCTCACGCAGCTCCATCAAGCCAACCTCAACACCGTTACCGCCATCAGGCCAAGTCGCGTGTTCTGGAAGCATATCAAAGCCAGCTTCTGAATAGTATTCCCGCATTTGCTTGGTAGAGCCTTTTTCAGTCTGTAACCCGTCTTGGGGCCACGCAACAGGCACTTTGTCTTGCCAAGACTTCACAGCACCCCAAGCCTGTGATGGCGACATCTCACGAGCCTTCCAAGCCTTTGCAAGGTAAAACGTGTCGTTGTCTTTGTCCCAAGCCAATTGAACCTGTGCTTGCGGGTGGTCATAACCAAAGTCACAAGCGCCAATAATCCAGAAATGACTTGGAATATCAAATGGCTCACAGGTGATAAGTTCCTCTGAAAAGTCATAGATACGCCCATGCCCAAGCATTGGCGTTCCCTTGGTTCGCATCTCTCTTTGGTGCGGAGGGAAAGACGCAAGAAGATCGTCTTTGACTTTTTGATTCAGGTGAGGCGCATCGTCCCACCCTTTTTGCATACAGAATTGGGCGGCACTTGGAGAGTCCATGAACTGGATGACAAGCTCAGTTCTGCCGTTTTCAGGCGTGAATGTCAGGATTCCTCGTCCACCCTTGTTGTTGTCGCCTGTTGCGGTACGCACCAAGACCTGAGGAAAGATTGTTCTGTCCCTTGGCTCTTCGTCAATGTGGAACCAATCAACAGCGTCACCCATCAAGGCGTGTTGACCTTGCGAATAACTCCAAAATTGGATCTTGGAGTTCATGCCGCTTGAGTGCTTAACATAGACAGAGCGCAATGCGCCGGGAGTTCCGACCATTGACTCGTAGCTGACAATGCGATCAGGAGGGATCAGCCCTCCCTCAAACTTGTCGCCAATCTTGCGTCCAACAATCTCGGTCTGGAGCAAGTCTCTTGTTTTCTCGCCAGAGTAGCCAAGACACCAAATCAATGGGGCGTGTTCAAACTTGTGACCATTCCAGTCTTCTGGATAGTCGCCCAAGGCGTGAACAGCGTCAATGTAAGTCCCAAGATAGGTTTTGCCGATGCGGTTGGCGGCAATCAGACAGGCTTGAGAGTAAGCATCGGTTGCGCCAATGAACTCTTTTTGCCAGTCATACAATGTCTTGAAGACATAAAGCACACGGTTTTCCCGCATCCTTCTTTGCTTTTCCTCAAGAAGTTTCAGCAGCTCTATCTTGTCAGACATTCAAAGCACTCATTGCGGCTTTGATCTTCTTGTCCAGTTCACCATCAGACAAATCTGCAAATTCAAGAGCGCCACCGTCTTTGCCAGTAACTTCTGTTCTTGCAAGCTTTGGAGTGGCGTATTCAGCCATTTGGGCCAGAAGTGTCAAAGCGCCCTTTGGGTCTGCTTTCAGTTCTTTCTCGACACTTCCCTCGGCAACCTCTATAAGCCACTTAGAGACGTTTTCAGCGTTATCCTCTAGCAACCTACTGACTGTCTCTCTAAACGTCTTGGTGGCCTTATTAAGAGAGCCGGGTGGTCTTCCTCGGCCTTTACGCTCTTCAAAGCCAGAATTTTCTTCCCGTAATTTATTCATCTTGGTTTGACTCCCGTAGGTTGGTCAAGGTTAGTGCAGACTTACATCTGCGGGGTTGTTATCTGCCTAGCAATCCCGATGCTGGCATATCGTTGATCTCAAGAATCTTAATCAAATCAGGGTCATAAGTGACATAGTTGACTGATCCTGCGACATCTGGGGAATCATATATCAAGCCGGGAATACCTTTTTTACGCATTGTTTCTTGGATTTGCATCTCAGAAACGCCTGATGCGCGTAGCTTTCCAACAATGTCGCCACCAAGCATATCTTCACCAGAAATACCGAGTTCTTTGGCAAAAGACTGTACGGCTTCTGGTTGTTGCTTTAAAGGCTTATCAAACAAAAGGTAGTTTGGCAATGCCTCGTCAGCAATGTCTAGCTTGTAGAGATAGCTGTCACGGGGAACAGACTCAATCTTTTTAATTGTCTGTTCAGCCTTCTTGGCAAATTCTGGAGAGTATTCGCCACTTTCAACAAAGTCTTGGCGCAATTGCTTGGGGTTCTTGTAAAGCAAAGCCGACTCAAGCACTTCCATTGAGTCGTAATCTTGTTTTTTCTCGGCTTGCTTGTACAAGCCCATCAATTTATCTTCCCACTGTGGCGCTCTAGGAAGATATTTGCCTTCAGCCTCGCGCCTTGCAGCAGCCGCATAAGCACCTTGAGTGTATGCAGAGCCTGTTGCTGGCGCTCTTGTCACATCAAATTTATTGAACAAGTTTGGCCCTGCGTGATACGCAGTAATTCCCATAGGGTTGTAGCCTTCAGCCATCAGACCAGCCAAACGCTGCGTTGCTGGCCCGTAGTCCATGCCTTCTCTTGCGGCAGCAGAGGTCATCTCGTTCAAATTACGCGCCCTGTCGTTGATGTTGCCAACAAACTGCTGTGCGCTTAACAGTGGATTACCAAGCAAATCGGTCAGCTTACGCTTTGCAACATTGCCAGCACTGAAGATTTCACCAAGTAATCCAGCCATATTTTCACCATTTAACCTTGTTTGCCCAATAAGCCGCGCTCATCTTGCCTTTTTCAATGTTCTCAGCATGACGGGCCTTAAAAGCCTCGTTACGCTTTGAGCCATCCGCAGAACCTTTTACGCCTTGTTGACCAAAGCGGATCAGCTTCACATCGTCACCAGACTTAGCCAATACAGCATGGCTTTTGGTCGGGTGACTTGGCGTTGCCTTTGGCTTGTTGTAGCCAGAGAATGACTCTTTGCCGCGCTTAATCATTTTTTGGCAGTCTTTGCAGCAGCCTTGAAAGCAGCAGCAGTTGGCGCACCCTTACTTCCGGGCTTTCTCAT